GGCGCCGGTGCCGGCGGAGGGGCCGGCGAGAGCGTCGACACCCTCCTGACCAAGACGCAGCTGATCGCCGAGGTCATCCAGGGTCTCAAGCAGGAGGAGGCGCTCCTCCGCCTGAACAACGACCAGCGGGAGGTCGAGAGCCGCATCCTGGACATCCAGGCGCAGGCCCGTGAGAACAACATCCAGCTGAGCGAGGCCGAGCTCGACGCCCTCCGTGAGCGCATCCGTATGACCCAGGACCTCGAGCAGTCGCTCCAGTTCGTCGGTGACGTCGGCGAGGCGGTCTTCGGTGGCATCGACGACGCGGTCGCCGACTTCATCCGCACCGGGGAGTTCAACTTCAAGCAGTTCGCCACGAACGTCGTCGCGGAGCTGGCGCGCATCGCCACGCAGGCCCTGCTGATCCGCCCGCTCATCGAGGGCCTCACGAGCTTCATCGGGGGCAACGGCTTCACGTTCAACCAGCCGAGCATCCTGAGCGCCTTCAACATCGGGGGCAACCGGCACGGCGGCTCCGTCCAGATGGGTGGCTCGGGCGGTCCGGACAGCCAGCTGTTCGTCTCCAAGATCAGCCCGGGCGAGCGGATCGACTTCACGCCTGAAGGTGAGGGTTCCGGAAGGCGCCGTGGTGGTGATACGTTCAACTTCAACATCAGCACCCCGGACGTCGACGGCTTCCGTCGCAGCCAGAGCCAGGTGGCCGCAGTGGCGGCGCGGGCGATCGGCTCCGGCAAGAGGAACATGTGACGAATGGCATTCGACGAGGTTCAATTCCCAACAGACATCTCCAGGGGCGCGACTTCGCGCCCCCGGCGCATCCTGGACGTCGTGACCCTGCGCTCCGGCTACGAGCAGCGGAACACCATCTGGACGAACTCCAGGCGGAGCTACGACGTGTCCCTCGGGCTGCGGGACCTGGACGACGTCTACGCCGTGCAGGAGTTCTGGGAGGGTCGTCGCGGCGGCCTGCGGGGCTTCCGCTTCAAGGACTGGTCGGACTTCAAGTCGGTCAGCCCGAACGTCTCCGTCTCGGACCTGGACCAGGCCATGGCCACCATAACCTCCACCACCTTCCAGCTGCAGAAGGTCTACTCGGCCGCGTCCAACCCCTGGACCCGCACCATCACCAAGCCGGTCAGCGGCACGCTGGTCGTCCGTGACGGCACCGGCTCACTGACCGAGGGCGTGGACTACACGGTCGACTACTCGACGGGCATCGTCACCTTCGGCTCCGCGCCGTCCGGCACACCCACGGCTGGCTTCGAGTTCGACGTCCCGGTCCGCTTCCAGGACGAGGACCTCGAGATCAACGTCGCCCTGTTCGACGTCGGCTCGGTCCCTGCCATCAACCTTCTGGAGGTGCGCTCATGAGCAAGACACTCCCATCGGGCATGCAGGCCCACCTGGACGACGGCTCCACGACCCTGGTCTACTGCTGGCGGGTCACCCGGACCGACGGCCTGGTCCAGGGGTTCACAGAGCACGACGTGGACCTGACCTTCGACAGCACGACCTTCAAGGCCGCGAGCGGCTTCACCGCCACCAAGATCAACTCCGAGCTGGGGCTGGCGGTCGACAACCTGAACGCAGAGGGCGCCCTGAGCTCCGACACGATCAACGAGGACGACCTGGCCTCGGGCCGGTACGACGCCGCGGTGGTCGAGCTCTACTGGGTCAACTTCGAGGACACCGCCCAGAGGGTGCAGCTGCTCAAGGGCACCATCGGCGAGGTCAAGCGCGGCGAGACGGCCTTCTCGGCCGAGCTGCGTTCGCTGACCCATCTGCTGCAGCAGAAGACCGGCCGTACGTACCGTCGGTACTGCGACGCGGACCTCGGTGACGCCAGGTGCAAGGTGAACCTCAACAGCGCGTCGTTCAGCTCCACGGGCACCGTGTCGAGCGCGAGCGGCAACCGGCTGCTCACCGTGTCTGGCCTGAGCCCGAACGACGACGGCTTCTACAGCCTGGGCAAGATCACCTTCTCGTCCGGGGCCAACGACGGCCTGACCATCCCGGTCAAAATCCACTCGGTGTCCGGTGGCGTGACCCGCGTCACACTGTGGGAGCCGGCGCCGTTCGACATAACGGGCGGCACGACGTTCACCATCTTCGCGGGGTGCTCGAAGGACAGCGGGACGTGCGGTTCCAAGTTCAGCAACATCGCGAACTTCCAGGGCTTCCCGTTCATCCCGGGCAACGACGCCCTGCAATCATACCCCAGTGAGGGAGGAGCAGACCAAAGTGGCGGAAGTCGGTACAACAGCTGAGCGGGCAGTAGCCCTCGCGAGGTCCTGGATCGGGACCCCCTACCGGCACCAGGCCTCCGTCAAGGGAGCCGGTGCCGACTGCCTTGGCGTGCTCCGCGGCGTCTGGCGGGAGCTATACGACGAGGAGCCCGAGACGCCCCCACCGTACAAGCCCAACTGGTACGACAACCTCAAGGACGACCTGCTCCTCCGCAAGGCCTTCGAGTACCTGGTGCCACTGAATACGCTGGCGGAGGCCTCCCCGGGCGACGTGCTGGTGTTCCGCATGCGCCCCGGCATGGCAGCAAAGCACTGCGGCATACTGACCTCGGACGGCATGATGGTCCACGCCCTGACGGACAAGGACGTCGAGGAGGTCCCGCTGAACCACGTATACTGGAAGCGTTGCGTCGGCGCCTTCCGCTTCCCGGAGGCATGAACGAATGGCAACGGTACTCCTAACCTCTGCAGTCAGCGCGGCGGGCCTCTCGGGCTTCGCCGCCTTCGCCGCTACCGCGGCCGCGACCGCCATCGGCGGGCTGATCGACAACGCCCTGTTCGGGCAGAACTTCGAGCAGGAGGGTCCCCGCCTCAACGAGATCAACGTCTCGCAGAGCTCGGAGGGCAGTCCGATCAAGAGGCTTTTCGGGCGATCGAGGCTCGGCGGCAACATCATCTGGGCGTCGAACTTCAGGGAGACGAAGACGACGGAGACGCAGGGCGGCGGCAAGGGCGGCGGGGGCTCGTCGGTCACGACGACGACCTACTCCTACTCCATCTCGTTCGCCGTGGCCTTCTGCGAGGGCAACGACCGGGTGACCCTGGGCCGAGTGTGGGCCGACGGCAAGCTGCTCGACACGGAGCCGCTGGACGTGGCCTTCTACCCCGGCTCGGACACGCAGCCGAGGGACCCCACAATGTCCGGCATCGAGGGCGCGGCCGTGACGCCGGCCTACCGCGGGACCTGCTACATCGTCTTCAAGGACCTCCCGCTGAAGGACTTCGGCAACCGTATCCCGTCCATCACCGCCGAGATCATCAAGCCCCTGGAACAGCCGGACCCTGACAGCATCGAGGAGCTGATCGAGGGGATGAACCTCATCCCGTCCACCGGCGAGGCCGCGTACGCCACGACGCCCACGGTGCGGGACGACGGCTTCGGCAACGCGGTCCCTGAGAACGTGAACCTCTCCAGGTCCCAGTCGAACATCGAGAACTCGATGGACAACCTGAAGAAGCAGCTTCCCAACAACTCGACGATGAACCTCGTGATCGCCTGGTTCGGCACCGACCTCAGGGCCAGCGCATGTGAGTTCAAGCCCAAGGTGGAGCTCAAGACCGGCCGTGCCCTGCTGCCCAACGCCTGGCGCGTGAACGGCCTCGTCCGGGGCAGCTCCGCGGTCGAGGCCGTCTCCACCGACGTGGACGGCAACCCGGCGTTCGGGGGCACCCCCGCAGACTTCTCGGTCGTGGAGGCCATCCAGCGCCTCGCCGACGTGGACGGGCAGGACGTCAACTTCTACCCGTTCCTGCTGATGGACATCCCGGTCGGCAACACCCTCCCGGACACCGAGACCGGCGCGGCCGGCCAGCCCGTATACCCCTGGCGCGGTCGCATCACGACGAGCCTGCCATCCGTAGACAAGACGGCCGCGGCCCAGACCGAGGTGGACAGCCTGTTCGGCTCCGTGAGCGCCTCTGACTTCAGCCTCAGCGGGACGACGGTGAACTACACTGGGTCGGCCACCGACTTCGGCTACCGGCGCATGATCCTGCACTACGCCTACCTCTGCGCTGCGGCGGCCAACACCCTGGCCGACCCGAGCAAGTTCAAGCGGTTCTACATCGGCACCGAGCTCCGCGGCATCACGCGCATCCGCAGCACGGCCTCCGGGACCGCCACGGCCTCGACGGTCTACCCGGGCGTCAACGCCCTGGTGACGCTGCTCGAGGACGTCCGAGCGGTCTTCGACGCTCAGGGGCTGACTGGCGTGGAGCTGTCCTACGCCGGGAACTGGTCCGAGTACCACTCCCACCGGCCGAGCGACGGGTCGAACGACGTCTACTTCAACATGGACGCCCTCTGGGGTCACCCGGACTGCGACGTCGTGGCGATCGACAACTACACGCCCCTCTCCGACTGGCGGGACGGCAACACCCACGAGGACTTCGGGACCGGCGTCATCAACACCTACAACACGACCGGGACCTTCGGCGCCTCGGGCTTCCCGCAAGCGACGCAGGTCTACGACGAGGCGTACCTCAAGGGGCAGATCGAGGGAGGCGAGGGCTACCACTACTTCTACGCCTCCGACGCGGACCGTGAGAGCCAGACCCGCACGAAGATCGAGGACACCGCGCACGCGCAGCACTGGGTCTTCCGGCAGAAGGACTTCCGCAACTGGTGGGAGCAGAGCCACCGCAGCCGTCCGGGCGGCGTGCGCGACGGCTCAGTCGTGGCGCTGTCCGACGGCTCGGGCGGATCGGTCGACACGTGGACGCCCGCGAGCAAGAAGATCGTCTTCTCCGAGTTCGGCGTGCCCGCCGTGGACAAGGGCACCAACCAGCCCAACGTCTTCTTCGACCCCAAGTCGTCGGAGAGCTTCCTGCCGTACTTCAGCTCGGGCAACCGGGACGACTACATCCAGCGGGTCTACTACGAGGCCTTCATCACGTACTGGCGTGACAACGCCCCGACGGTCGGCCCGGTCAAGATGGTTGACCCCTCGGACATGTACGCGTGGACCTGGGACTGCCGTCCCTACCCGGCCTTCCCGTACCGAACAGACATCTGGTCCGACGCCCCGAACTACCGTCTCGGCCACTGGCTGAACGGCCGCGTCGGGGTCCTGACCCTGGGCCAGCTGGTCCGTGAAATCTGCAAGCTGGGTGGCCTCTCTGAGACCGACCTGGACATCACCGGGCTGGTCAACAGCGCGGCCATCGTGCGTGGCTACGTGATCGACCAGCTCAGCTCGCCCCGGGACATGCTCGCGCCTCTGTCCAACGCCTTCCTGTTCGACGGCTTCGAGAGCGAGGGCAAGGTCAAGTTCTCCCTGCGGAGCAACACGATCTTTACGGACATCACCGAGGATGACCTGGTCGTGGACGGCGAGGACAAGAGCGGCTACTCGCTCACCCGGACGCAGGAGACCGAGCTCCCCGCGGCGTCAACCATCTCGTTCATCGACGAGGCGAAGGACTACCAGGTCGGGTCGACCGGGGGCGTGCGTCTCGTCGGCTCCAGCCGCAACGTCATCGACCGCCGGTTCCCGATCGTGCTGACCGAGGAGTACGCCCGCTCCTTGAGCGAGGTGACCATCCAGGAGATGTGGAGCATGCGCGACCGGGGCGAGTTCAGGCTGCCGCCGAGCTTCCTGGCCCTGGACCCCTCCGACGGCATCACGATCCCCCTGGGCGGTCGAACCTTCAACCAGCGGATCGGCCGGATAGAACGTGGCCGTGACCTGTCTCTGACGACCGCCAGCCACGACGCCACGGTCTTCGAGACCCTGGTCTTCACCGCGGCTGGCAACACCGCCGGCGACGTGCCCATCTTCGGCCGGACGATCCTGTACTTCATGGACATCCCGCTCATCAACGGCCAGGAACCCTTCCCCTGGGCGACGCGCCTCACGGCCTACCAGTCTCCGTTCCCGAGCTCGGTCGACGTCTACCGGGACGACGGCGGCGGCAGCCTGGTGCTCAACCGCCAGGTCACCGTCCCGGCCATCCTCGGTCAGACGACGACAACGCTGGCCGGCGCGGAGCCCTGGAAGTTCCAGGACGGCAACGAGGTGACGGTGCAGCTCTACGACCCGAGCGCCCAGCTGTTCAACGCCACCGAGAGCGAGGTGCTGGCCGGTCTGAACGCCGCGGCGATCGAGACCTCGTCGGGCACCTGGGAGATCATCCAGTTCAAGTCTGCCAACCTGACCGGCGCCACCGTCGAGGGTCTGCCCCTGTACAACCTGTCCGGCCTGCTGCGCGGTCAGCTCGGCACGGAGACCGAGATCGAGGCGAGCCTGGCCGCCGGCGCGAAGTTCGTCTTCCTGCAGCCCGAGGCGGTCAGCTACCTGGACGTCTCCCAGGGTCAGGCTCGGTTCCCGTTCGACTGGCGGTACGGCCCGTCCGGCGTCGAGACCTCGAGCGCCATCTTCCAGGACGCCAGCCACACGGGCCAGGCGGTGGGCCTGCTCCCCTACGCGCCCGTGCAGCTCAAGAAGACCCCGACGCCTGCGAGCACCGAGGTGACCTTCACCTGGATCAGGCGGACCCGCTTCGGGGGCGACGACTTCGAGGGCGAGACGGTCCCGCTCAACGAGGAGAACGAGCGCTACGACCTGGAGATATACGACCCGTCCGGCCCCACGCTGCTAAGGACGGTTTCCGACCTGACCTCGCCCACGTATACTTACACCACCGCCCAGCAGACCTCTGACGGCGGCGCCCTGGACTTCTACCTCATCCGCGTGTGGCAGAAGTCCACCAGCGTCGGTCGTGGTCGCCGGGCCGAAGCAACGCTCTAGGAGGGCCGCATGGCGACCACCAACTTCTCGATCCCCGAGCTGGCCGCGGCACAGTCTCAGAAGCACGTCACCGTGAACGAGGCCCTCCGCGTGGTCGACACGGCGATGAACCTCAACGTGATCCGCGCCGACTTCACCGCGCCGCCCGGGAGCCCGTCTGAGGGCGACAAGTACATCCCCTTCGCGACCGCGTCCGGCGCCTGGACCGGCAAGGAGAACCAGGTCGCCGCCTACATCAATGCGACGTGGGTCTTCTTCGTACCGGTCGAGGGCTGGCGCGCATACAACCAGACGACCAACGAGCTGCTGATCTTCGACGGCACGAACTGGGCCGCGTTCACCCCGAGCTTCGGGAACGGCACGGCCGCCGCGCCTGCCTACTCCTTCGCGACCGACACGGACACCGGCATGTACCGGAACGCGGCGAACCAGCTCGGCTTCGCCACTGGAGGCTCGCAACGTCTCCTGCTGACGAACACCCAGATCACGACCTCGACCGGGGACGTGCTGGCGAACAACGCCGGGTCGAACAGCCAGGTGACCGTCAACAAGAACGCGTCGGGCGACAACGCGCTGGTCAACTTCCAGACTGGCTTCACGCACCACGCCTCAATCGGCCTGCAGGGCAACAACGACTTCACGCTCAAGGTCGGCACGGGCTTCTCGATCGCCATGGTCGTCGCCAACGACCTGAGCAAGACGGACCTGTTCACGCCGGAGCTCAATGTCACGTCGGCCAACAACGGCGCGGTGCGGATCGGCGTGATCGAGGAGCACCTGACCGGCCTGTCCGGCGCCACGGCCACGACGACCGCGTCCTTCCCGAACCAGTCGATCATCCTGGGCGTGTCGCTCCGGGTGACGACGACAATCACGGGCGCCACCTCCTTTGACTGCGGGGACGGCACCACGGCCGGCCGCTTCGGTGGAGGCCTGGGCACCGCGGCGGGGACCACGAACCAGGGCACGATCGGACCGAGCGGGAACTACGCGACGACGAACGTGGTCCTGACGGCCAACGGATCGAACTTCACGGGCGGCGCGGTGCGCGTCTGCCTGCTATACCTGGAGAACGTCGCACCGACCGCATGAGGGAGCTGAGAATGCAAGAGACCAACACCACCGACGTCCGAGTGCCCGCCATAATGAAGGAGCTGCAGGAGCAGCGGGCCTTCCTGGGTGACCGGGCCGCGAACCTGGCCGCTGACCTGGCCGAGAAAGAAAACGCCCTGGAGATGGCCATGGCCAGGATCAGGTCGCTCGAGAAGGAGCTTGAAGAATGGAAGAAGCAAAGCGAGCCGGAACTCCCGCTCGAGACCTGAGCGCACGCTGGTGGCGGCAGGTCGGGTTCTGGGGTCTCACCCTGAACGCCGTCTTGGGCTTCCCAGCCATGGTGGCCCTGCTGGTGTTTGACGCAGCAACGGAGCTCGGCGTGCTGAGCGGGGCGTACGCCGCCATCCTCGCCGCCTGGACCGCCGCTGCAGGCATCCGGCAGTGGGGAAAGAACCGCAACGCCGAGGAGGTCGAACCGGCCCGCCCTTTGGACCTTACGCCCCCAGAGGGCTTCGGCGAATAGCCGCCAATACACAACCTGAGGTAGAAGCAATGGTATTCAGCAAGACGAAGCTAATCATCGCAGGTGTACTTATCGCCGGCGTTCTTGGTACATTGGCCCTAGGCTACCGCCACTACACGGGCCTCCTCGCGGAGCGGGCTGCGCTGCAGGCCGACAACATCCGCCTCGAGACGGCGGTGGAGACGCAGCACGCGACGATCGACGCCCAGGCGGCCGCGATCGGCGAGTGGGAACAGGCGCAGAGGGCGCTCGTCGCGCGCATGGAGGACCTGGCGAGGGTCCAGCGCGAGGCGACCGCGGAGACACGGAGGCTCAATGAGCTATTCTCAGAACACGACCTGGGCGAGCTGGCCCGGGAGCGTCCGGGGCTCATCGCTCCTCGTATCACTGACGGCGCTGCTCGCGCTAACCGCCTGCTCGAGTGCGCCACGGGAGCTGGAGGTACGGACTGTCCCGACTGAGGTCGTGCGACCCGATCCTACGCCTCCGCTGCCGCTGCCCAGGCCGGTCGACCTCCAGGACGTGGAGTTCGTCGTCCTCACACCCGACAACATTCCGGAGGGGGACGACTGGGTCTTCGTGGCGGTCACGCCCGAGGGCTACGAGCGGCTCTCCCTGAACCAGGCCGAGCTGCTGCGCTACCTCCGCGAGGCGCGCTACCAGCTCCTATACTACCGCGGCGAGGGGCGCTGACCCATGGACGACCACACCAGGATCATAGTCGAGAGGGCGGCCACGGAGGCCGCGGAGCAGGCCGTGCAGAAGGTCCTGACGTCCCTGGGGGTGGACCACGTAAACCCTCTGGAGACGCAGCGCGACATGGCCGCGCTGCGGGAGTGGCGTTCGGTCATCTCGGACGAGGAGTTCAAGAAGGACCTGATGCACCTGCGGAGGTGGCGCCAGGCGATGGACGGGATGCAAAACAAGGGAATGCTCACGGTCGTCGGAGTGGTCTTTACGGGGCTCTGCGCCGCCGTCTGGCTCGGCGTCCAGAGCGCCCTGGGCCGATAGAGGGAGTTCCGTATGGCAAGGACGGTGAGTGACGAGGACCTCCTTCAGGACGTCCAGGCCTACTACGATCACTGGGGCAGCAAATCAGAGGCGGCGAGGTCCCGAGGTCTGCGCCGCTCCACCTACAACGACCGCCTCCGCCTGGCCCAGACGCGCCTAGGCGTCGTCCTCGGCAAGGTGGCGGACGGGCAGATCGAGCCGACCGGCTCCGAGGTCAAGAGGCTGCCACGCAAGGGCAAGGTCGCCCGGTACGTCCTGACCTCCATCCAGAACAACACCCACATCCATCCCGCCTTCAACAACCTCCTGGCCCTGGTCGACTGGCTAGACGGCCGGAACGGCGACACCTGCGAGATGATGATCGGGACCTTCTCCTACCAAGTCGCGGCCTACGGTCCCAAGGCCGTCAAGCGCGGCACGTTCAACCGGCGCCAGGCGCACGAGAGCCTGTGGTACGCCCCGGAGGCCGAGCGCTTCATCGTCGACCGGTCAGTCGAGCTTGCACCCGGGCTGGTCTGGTGCGGCGAGCAGAACATCCTGCCGACGACCCGGCACCCGCTGACGGCCTTCGAGGACTACAACGGGCGGAAGTCGAACATCGTGCCCCACGCCAAGATCGCGATGGAGAGCGTCGCGTCCATGGCCGACGAGGCGACGAAGTTCAACTACTCGACCGGCACCATCACCCAGCGCAACTACATCCAGAAGCGGGCGGGCATCCTGGCCGAGCAGAAGCACTCCTACGGCGCGGCCCTGGTCGAGGTCGACCACGACGGGAACTGGTTCGTGCGGCAGCTGACCGTCGCGGACGACGACAGCATCATGGACGTCGGTCCGAAGGGCACCGGGGGCATCAGGGTCCAGGCGGGCATCGTAACACCGCAGGCGGTCGTCGCCTCGGCCAACTGGGGAGACGCCCACGTCGCCGAGATGGACGGCTGGGTCCGCAAGCTCTGCTGGGGCGAGGGCGGGATGCTCGACACGCTCCGCCCCCGCTTCCAGTTCATGAACGACGTCTTCTCGATGCGGTCCCGCGGACACCACGAGGAGCGCGACTTCCACCGGACCTACACCAAGATGGTGACGGGCGAGGGCAGCGTGCAGGACGAGCTGGACCTGACGGCAGACTTCCTGTCAGAGGCGGCCAGGCCCTTCTGCGAGACCGTCGTCGTCCCGGCCAACCACGACCGGCACCTGGACCGCTGGCTCAACGAGGCCGACTTCCGGAAGGACCCAGCGAACGCGAAGACCTTCGTGCGCCTGCAGTACCAGGTGCTCGACGCCCTGGACCGAGGGCTCCGCAGCTTCAACGTCCTCGAGTGGGCGCTGCGCGACGCCGGCTGTCCGGCCACGACCCGGTTCCTCGAGCTGGACGATAGCTTCCTGGTGCACGGTGTCGAGAACGGCCTGCACGGCGACCTGGGCCCCAACGGCTCCAGGGGCTCGACTAGGTCGCTCACGAAGATGGGCCGGCCTATCAACAAGGGTCACGACCACACGGCGGCCATCCGGGACAACGTCTTCTCGGCCGGCTCGTGCTCCCTGAACTTTCCGTACATGAAGGGCCCGAACTCTCACTCCGTCAGCCACATCGTGACCTACGAGAACGGCACCCGGGCGATCGTGACCATGTGGGGCGGGCGGTGGCGCGCCTGACGGGGCGCGTGATCGCCTCTAGGCGACTGAACCGGCTGCTCGGCGGCCAGGACGAGATGCTCTGCGCCAGGGCCCACCGAGGTGGCTGGCGCATCTTCGTCCTGGTCGTGGATGGCGTCTTCATCGTGCTCTGCCGCCGCGTGCATCGACACTGCCACGAGATGGAGAGGTGGGAGAGGCGCGTCGGCTGCCGGCTCCCTACCCCCGAAATAAAATGTGGAAAATTGATCGAGGGGGGTTTACGTCTCCCGCGTCTCCCGCTATATTGGGTGTATAAGATGAAACACAGCGACGGAGACTACAATGCCCCAGATCACAATCACCCGCGAGCAGACCCAGCAGATCGTTGACCTCTGCCAGAAGCACGGCACCAAGAAGTGGTTCTTGGCCAAAGACGAGGGCGCCTACATCGGCGCATGCGGCGGCAGCCACAACGACGGCACCTTCGAGAACGTCATCTTCTACTTCCGCGGCATGGACCCCAAGAACGAGAAGTACGCAGGCGAGGCGTGGGACAACGCACAGCACGCCTTCGGCGGCGACGACTTCGGCGAGCACTTCGACCTCGCGGTCCTCGTCAAGCTCCTTGCCGACGAGACCTTCGCGAAGCTGATCGTCAAGGTGGGCGCCACGTCCATATCCATCAGCTCCAAGCACTTTAAGAAGGCGCACCCACCCCCAAGCCCGTCGCGGCGCCCGCCGCACCCGCCGCACCCAAGCTGGTCACCGCGGGCAAGACCAAGGGCGAGCAGATAAGAGACCTCCTCGCCGCAGGCGTCGGCGTGGACGCCATCGTGAAGATGGTCGGCACCACCGCCAACAGCGTCCGCTGGCACAAGTCCAAGATGAACAAGGGCGAGTGACATGGCGAGCAAGACGAAGGAGTTCAAGGCCCTCGTAGTGAGGGTGTTGGAAGAGGACCTCGGCATGACCGTGGTCGACTTCGGCACCCGCGGCGGCGGTCACCCCTACGTGGAGGCTGAGAAGGACGGGAAGACCTACCGCTTCACCTTCTCCTCCACGCCCGGAAGATACGGTAGGGCAGGTCTCCGGTCAGACTTCAGGCGCCGACTGCAGTCGTGGATCGACGCAGACTGAGCCTCACGCCAAATGAGAACAGCCGCACGAGCTTTCGGAGCCCGTGCGGCTTATGCGTACCTACCTGACGGTCACCGAGAGCCGGTTCAGCCGCAGTCTTTGGACCCGTCGGGGTTGATGATGCACATCGTCTCGGTCTGGTCCTTCTCAGGGAGGTCAGGTTCGTCGCGGACGGTGCCGAGCAGGATGCCCATCTTCTTCCCGTCCTTGTTGAACGTCGTGCACCCCTTGCCACCACGCTCCCACGTCTGGTCGTAGATGCCCTTGAAGTCGTCCCAGGGCATGGTCCCGTCCATGTTCACCGTCTTGGACACGGAGCTGTCGACCCGCGAGGCCGCCGCGAGCATCACGTCCAGGTGCTCCTGGGCCGTCACCTCGTGGCTCATCTTGCCGGAGACGCCGAGCTCGCGCCAGCCGTAGTCGCTGACGTCCACCTCGGTCTCGCCGTCCTTCATCTTCACCTTGCGCCGGCCCTTGTACTCGTGGTCGATCACCTGGCCGTCCTTGTCGTAGACGGGGAAGCCGAAGACCGGCTCGCAGCCGCTGGAGATGTAGTCCGCCGCGAAGGAGATGGTCCCGGTCGGCGCGATCGACGTGAGGTGTGAGTTGCGGATGCCGTGCTTGCGGATGCGCTCCCGGACCTCGGTCGGCTGCTCCTGCATGAACTCACCCGCCAGGTACAGGTCGGCGTCGAACTTGGGGAACGGGCCCTTCTCGATGGCGAGGTCCACGCTGGCCATGTAGGCGTGGTAGTTGAGCTCCTCCAGGACGCGGAGCTCGAAGTCGATGAAGCCCTGCGAGCCGTAGGGGAAGCCGAGCGCCTCGCCCGCGTTCGCCAGGCCTGTGAAGCCCAGGCCGATGCGACGCTTCGAGATGGCCTCGAGCTGCTGCTCGGGCAGCGGGAAGATGGTGCGGTCGTG